CATAAGACGTTCAAGCTGATCGTTCATCTTGATTGCGACTGTGTACTCCATATCTTCTGACATATACTTGTTGGCTGGCTCCTGCAATTTAGCCCAGCTAACTTCAACATCTTTGAGTACGATTTTCTTATCTGCCATGTAATTTCCTTTCTGGCGTTGGTCTGTTTGATTATAATACACTGAGTAGAGCACCATGTCAATGGGTTTCTAGCCAGTTCTTACCTATTTTTGCCTCACCATCCATAGGACAGTTTAGCTTGAAGAACTTACCAGCATCAACAATAGACTGGACCTGTATCTCTCCTAGTCTGTGAGCTTGGTGTTCGTCAACTTCTGTTTGCCATTCGTCATGCACCCATGCACATTGCTTGAAGTTAATCCCTTCCTTCTTGGCTTGGCGTTGCCAGAAGAGATTAGCTAGGCGCATGATGACTGTCTCCCCTCCCTGTAGGTAAACAGAGAGAGCAAGATGCTCACTGCCAATGGATAGGATACGCCCGTCAAGACCCTTCATCCAACCCATACTAGCAGCACGAGATGCCTCACTCTTTAGTCGCTTGAGTGTGGGCAGTGCCTCATAAAAGTTTTGCATAGACTTGTTAGCTTGTGCTGCATTGCACCCAAGTATCTCTGCAATCTTACCTACCCCTGCCCCTAGTAGGAAGGCGTAGATAAATGTCTTGGCTGTGGGCCTGTCCTTACAGAACTTACCCAGCGCATTCATGTTAAACGTGTGGATGTCACCGTCAATCACTTGCTCAGTGTAAACAGGATCGTTCATGTAGTGGGCAAGCACTCGCAACTGAATCCCTGCTGCATCCGTACCCACAAGCAACTTACCCTCAGGAACCTTGAACACTTGCCGACACTCAGCAGCATACAAGCCATCCATCTTCCACAGGATACCATCCTTACCGTGAGGTACGGACGGGATGTTAGCCATGTTAGGGCCACGGTGTGCTGCACGATGTGTAACAGCACCGGGTGTGATGACCCTGCCGTGTACCCTACCGTCTACCTGAGAGCCTTGTAGCCATTCAGAGGCCAGCTTCCAACGTGTCTCCAGTACCTTCCATACCTTGAGACCCTTCACTGCCTGAGGAGCTGAGTCAGGGATGGTTGCTAAATTTTCTGGGCAAATTTTATATGAATCACCAGACTTTGTTTTGACTGTTGGCTTCCAGCCCAGCTTATCAAGGCGCTTGTTGATCTGTGTAGGTGATGCAAGATTGAACTCCTCCCACATGATCTTGGTGTAGTCACCCTGAACATTACAACCCTCAAGCAATTGGTTGGCAAAGATAGAGCCATCCTTCTTGTGCTTCAAGATAACTTCCTTGACGGGTACTGCGATAGGAACCATGAACTCCTTGATCTCTGCCTCAATGCGGTTAGTCTCAGCAAGGCATGTCGTATAGATTTCTTCTGCTAGATCAGTGTCAAGCTCAAATCCGTTAACCTCCTGCTCACACATGATGGCATGGATTTGATGCTCAAGGTTGATAGAAGACTGACTAAACTTAGCACCTTCCTTCATCAACTCCTGATAGACTAGCTCAGTAACCTTAACATCTTGCTTGCAGTATTCCTTCATCTCTTCTGAATACTGAGACCAGTCATTGAACTCACCCTTGTATTCTCCAAGACGTTTACCCCAATCCTCAAGGCGGTGACCACCCTTACGGGTAGGATCAAACAGGCGAGACAGTACAAGAGTGTCAACTGTTTTAGACAGTGGGATTTTGTAACCCCATAACTTCTCTACTACCTTGTTGTCAAACCCTACTCCGTTGTGAGCAATCCACTTGGTTACCTTGGGTGCAAATTTAGCAAAGGCTTTAGGGCCACGGATAATGTAGTTACCCTTGACACCTACCTCCTTGGCTACCATGAGATGAATGGCTGTAGGGTTCAAGCCATCAGTCTCAATGTCGAACACTACCTCCATGTCTTATCCTCCATAACTTGTTAGTCTGCCTGTGTGTTTACTATAGACTAGGCTATCTGCTACACCAGTCTCGCCCGTGAATCTGTTCTTGATTACCCGAACCTTAGTGGTGTTACGTTCTAGCTCGTCCTCTGCCTGTGTGTTACGTTCCAAGGCAATGATGATGTTACTCAGTTGTCCTATACCAGCACTGCCTCTGATGTCCTGTAGGTTTATGGTGCCCCCTTCCTCTGGTGGTTTACGGTTCTTGTCCCTACTTAGATGAGACACCATAAGCAAACAGATGTCAAGCTCAATCGTTAAGGTCTTTAGTTTGGTAACGATCTCGTCCAGTGCCTTGCGTTCATCCTTTGCGTGGTCACTCACCACGATACTGATGTGATCCAAGATAATAAACTTACACTCACAGGATCGTGCTAGATAACGAACCATGCTAACAATACGTTCAACAGTATTGCTGCCGAAACTGTCATACAAATAGACACGACTGCTTCCAAGAGTGGCCTCATACGCTGCATCAAATTCCTCCTGCGTGTATTCTGTATCGGGTAGGTGCAGCTTCTTGTCTGCATGAATTGACATGACACCTAAACCTGTGTCACGGGTTGGTTCCTCTAAGAAGAGGGTGCCTACGTTACCTTTGTCTTCTCGTATGAGACTGTAGAGTATCTCTCGCATAACCTGTGTCTTACCAACACCTGTGCCAGCAACCACAGTGATTAGCTCACCTGTCCGTAGACCCTTGGTCATGTCGTTGAGACCATCGAAGGGATACGGCACACTCTCATAGTTGGGAGGTGTAGCCACGATCTCATACATGTCAGCACCTGAGATGATACCGTCAGGTGTGAAGGGGCCAGCCTTCCTGTGACTGTCGATGAACTCACGTTCACGGCCCTTGAGGATGTAGTCGTTAGGGTCTTTGAGTGTCATCTTAACAAGGCGTACCTTGCGTGGATCAAACAACTCAGCGACAGCTAGGGCTGCGTTCTGTCCGGCAGTGTCACTATCAAAGCAGACATTGATCTTCTCAAAACTATCAAGCCACTCATAGTTACGCTTGCAATCCTGCACTGCACCTGAGGCACCGTTGATTACTGACACACACGGCTCTGCCATGAACATCATCTGATACGCAGCCATTGCATCGAACTCACCCTCTGTAATGGTGACTGACTTGCCACCCTTAGAGAATGCTGACTGTCCGAACAGGTCTGCCTTGGCATTACCGTTGAACTTGAATGTCTTCTCTTGCAAGCCTCGTTGCTTGAAGCCAGTAGCCTTACCATCCAAGGTGTAGATCAGGTTAACCTGTCCGTTAGATGTGAGTGCCTTGTACTTCTCAGCCACTGCCTTAGTTAAACCACGGCTAGGGATAGCTGAAGGCGTACCCGTAACTGGTGGCAGAGGCTTGACTGCGGTTAGGTGTGGCTGTGGCATGTTGTCCTCCTCATCATTGAATGTTTTAGTTTTACAGACGTAGCAGTAAGCCCCGTCCTTGTGTGGATAAACACCATCACTACTCCCGCAGCTTAGGCATGGCAGGTGTTTCTTGTGTTCGTAGTCCATCGAATAGTTCAAACTCTTGTGCCTCCTTTACCTTGGCTATGCACTTAGGGCAAGGAGACCATGACTGTTTGTCTTCTTCCCAGTATATCTCTGTGCCATGTGTCATAGCATTACATATATAACAACGCATGTCTAGTCCTCCTGTTTACCGTGCAAAAGTCTTAGCACGATTAGTTTTAGTGCAATGTAAGGCCACACAAAGGCCGTGAATAAGTAACTTACCCCAGCACCTTCTTCATCTGAGGAGAAAGCCTCAAAGAAAAACAGGACGCCTAGAAGATACATAACAGATGCACCGTATAAAAATTCTATAGTCAATTCATACTCCTCTTTCTGTTCTGGTATGCACCCTCAGTCTGATGGAGGGATGCTAGGATGTCAAGCAATTGTTGATAACGAACCACAACAACATCCTCAGTGTCACCCTCTGGGTCATCCTGTGTAAGGAAGACAGTCCCATCATCTGTGATGTAAACCTTTAAGTCTTCGTGCTCACCAGTCTCATCCATTGAGATGATCTTAACGTGGTCAAACTCAAACTCAACAGTAAACACTACAGCTTCTCCTCTCCATTCAGTTGATTGATACGCATCTCAGCATACCGGATCACCTTCTTCAAGTCAAGGATTTCACTGGCATCCCTTGTCTTACCATCATATGCCTTGAACCCTGCACGACTAGCATACTTGATGATGTTACCCCGCCAGAAGTCAAAGCTATTGGACATGATGTATGTGATAGGTTCTATCTCCCACCGTGCATAATGCTTAGGTTCATTCACGATGTCTGCTGTATGTTCTGCCATTACGTTCTCCTTAAAGTTTTCATGCTCTTTCATTAGTCTCTTCCACTCACTGTTTATCATTACTCTTCCTCCAAACAGAAGCCACACCATGTGTCTTTGCTTGCATTACCACAGCTTACACACTTACGCCACTTGTTAACCTCGTCACGATCTTTAGATGCCTTACGTTCCTCTGGTGTCATAGGTCTGATGTCACTAAAGTCTGCCTCTATAGGCCACTCATTGTCTGTCACGTATTGCCTCCTCATACTTGAAGAACAACTGCTCAAACTTCCACTGGTATAGCTGTTGCATACCCATCAAGGTGTTCATCATTTCATCTTCTGTAGGCTCACGTTCACCGTCACCTATCTGCCTGAACACTACCTGTAGGTCATCGCATACATGCCAGCAATCCATTATCATTGGCTCTAAGTCATACAGTTTAGTCATGTTATCCTCCATAATAGTCAATCACACGATCTAGTGCTGCTATGTCTAGCACAAGGCTTGCCCAGTCCTCCGCTTCGGCACTAGACCAGAGGCCCTTACGGTCACGTTTAGCCTCGAGCAGCTCACGCATCTCTGCACAAGTATCACGAGAGCTTTGCAATGCGTGGATTACAATCTCATTCATAATCTCTACTGCTGCATTTGTTTGTAGTACATCCGTCAGTGTTTCTTTAACATCCATAGTTATTCTCCGTCCTTTGCGTGTTTGAAGTACGTGTAAGTCGTAACGGCTGAATATG